TGTATGGGAATAAAGGCAGAATAACCGTATACTCTTTTAATCAATCATGGAAAGATTGTAAGTTGTTATGCTAGGTCTGCTGCTAAGAAAGCTCTACCCTGTCTTCTTACATCATCTTGTTCTTCTTTAGATAATGCTTTAAATTGTTCTGCTGTTAGGTTTGTAAGTTCTTCTCTTGTATATGTTTTCATGATTAAAAATTTTATCTTGACAAGGCTGTATTATAGTCTTGTACTGCGTTATTAAATGATGTTCTATAATCTCCAGGTATATATGCTCCTATAAAAGCAAAACCATATCCTTTGTTACCGTACTCTGGATTAGATGCACCTCTATGGTCATTACCTAAATAGAAGGTGTTACTCTCAGTAGTACTAAAAGTAGACGATCCTGCTATAACTTCATCTGTAGCATTTTTTACACCCGTTGTAGTACCAGTTCCATCTACTGTATGTGTTGCATAGTATAAATCTCCTGTTCCAGTAACTACTCCTGTTGCTGTTCTATAACTTCCAGGTGATGATTTAAAGTTAGCATATAAAGTAGTATTACCAAATCCTGCTATAACAGATTGTTCGTTAGCTCCTAAATCATATCCAGAAGGAGTTTGAACGTTTACTGTTAAGTAAATACCTACACTTATTCCTGCATACCCTGATGAACCATTTAAGGTTACTACACCAGCTGGTGATAATAAAGTATCTCCATAAGTACTAGTTCCGTCTCCTGTTGCTCCATTACCATCAAAAGTCCATGAACCTTGATAATTTATAGTATAAGTAAAAGAAGAAGCTGCACCTTTAAGGTTATACTTACTTGAAGCTTCATCACCTCCTACTATAGGGTATATAGCATATAATCTATCGTATAATGAATCTGAACCAGAAGTTATAGCTCTTAGATCTGTTTCTAAGTCTTTTACTGCATTTTGTTCTGTAGTAGTTAATGAACCGCCATCTGATATAACTTGTGCAATCCATGCATCTGCATCTGGAGTACTTCCAGCTGGTGCTGATCCCATAAAGGCAAATGGTTTAACTAATCCCATGTTAACTTAAATTTAATGCTGCTGTTCCGTAAACGTTTGTTCCTGCGTATGTTTGGAATGTAAGTATGTCTTCTGCATTAGAAGTAGCAGTTGCCGTTGGTGCTGTACCTCCTGCAAACTTAAACTCTGGTGCAAATGATATTGTTCCGTGTCCTGTTCCTGGTTGATTAACTCTTAATGATACTGTTTGACATCCAGTACTAAATATATTAGTTGCATCTAAATGTGTATCAGAACCAGATACTAAGTTTAAGATATATGCATCACCATCTTGTAAATCTAAAGATGCTGTATTAGAAGATATTCCAAGTGTAGTCATATTTCCAATTACTGCACCTGTAACTGTAACACCTTTGTTACCTGCTGTTAGTTTTAAATCTAGATTATCATTAGCAAATATATTTACCACACCAGTACCGTCATGATTATCTGCTACTGCTATTTCACCAGTTCTACCTGCTCCTGAACCAGACACTACTACACCTAATCTTGATTTCTTACCGTTTATGTTAAACTCTGTTCCGTAGTTGTAAGCAAAACCATCATAGTATTCTATTGAGAAATAATCTCTAAAGTTTTCTCCAAATGAATTAAAGTCTGCTAGAAAGAAGTTTTTGTTGGTATAGTCTTTACCATTTATTGTATTGGTACCAGTTAATTCAGCTAAACCTACTGAGTTATTATTACCTGGCGATGGGAATGATTGTTTAATGTTACCTACTATTGTAGATTCATTTCTACCACTTCCTGTTATTTGTAAAGAACCAGTTAATTGAATACCTGGTAAGGTAGCTGATCCTGTCTGTATAAATTTAGTTGAACCAGTATAATAAAATTCTATATCCCCTGTATTGTTAGTACCTGCTTTAAATTGAGTACCACTACTATAAGGATAAGTAGTATCAGAAGTAGCTCCTATATAAATGTTATCAGCTGATGCTGCTAATGTTCTTGTTTGGTTACCAGTAGCATTAGCTATAGTGTTTCCTATTATTATATCTTTTGAGTTATATAACCCAATTTCCATAGTTGTACCATAATATCTTGCTACAGCATCACCAGTATAAGTATTAACACCATTATCTAGTATAGAGAATGCTGCTGCTCTGTTTGCTTGAGTTCCAGAACCACTAGCAATTACTACTCCATTTATTCTAGTAGCTCCTAAAGTAGTATCACTACCAAAGTTAAACCCTGCACTATCCCATTGAGAGAATTGATAAGAGTTCTCATACATACCATTACCTATTTGGTAATTTTGGTATACAAATTCGTTTAAGTTATATGTATTACCTGCTCCTGTACCGGTTACCTTAGTAAATGCTGGTGCTGATAATACTTGTTTAGAACTAAAGTTAGCAGGCTGTGTTAAGTTGAAATTAACATTACCGTCCGTTGCTAATACATAGTTAGTACTACCAGTTATTAATGCCGAACCTGTTATCTGTACATCTTGGTTTAAAGGATCTACATAAGATGCTGTTAATGCATGTGATGCACTTACTGCATAAGAAGATGAGGCTGGAGAAATATTTGTTAAACCTGAACCATCACCTATAAATCCTGATGCTGATACATTACCTGCTACAGTTACTAATGTTCCATTATCTGTTATAATAGAATCTTGTACTGTATGGTTACCTGTACCTTTTAATATTGTATTGTTTGAAGGATAAGCTTCTGATCCTTTACTACCAGATATACCTGTAAGCATACCTGCTGATTTACCCCCTGTCTCTACCTGTATCCAGTTATCATCTATACTATCCCATTCAAACGATCCTGTTAACCCAGAGCCACTATCATATACCTTTATACCCGCAAATCTCTTAGTAGGTGAATCAGCATTTAAAATAATGTATTCGTCTCCTATAATTGTTGCTGAACCTGTTACTGTTTTTAAATACCCAATTGAAGCTGAAGTAAATGTTGCATTACTTGCGGTTATATCAGTTACATTTAATCTTGCAGTAGAAGCTACATTATCACTTATATCAGCTCTTAATGCATGTGATGCACTAGTTGCTGTTGCTACTGTTCCGTCTATATTTGCTGCTGCTACATAAGATGCTGTTTGAGCTGTAGTTACATAAGAGGCTGTCGTTGCTGTAGTTGCAGTTGTAGCATTATTTGCCTGTAAAGCATGTGAAGCACTTATTGAAGTATTACTTGCTAATGCATGACTTGCAGAAGTTGCTGTTAAAGCACTGTTAGCTATAATAGCATGTGATGCTGAGGTAGCTGTTAAAGCGCTATCTGCTATTACTGCGTGTGAAGCACTAATTGCAAAGGAAGCTGATGTTATTGTACCTGTTACTGTTGAAGCTGTTAAAGCATTTGTTGCATTTGCAACTGTTCCTACTACATTACTACCACTTACTGCATCTGCTATACCTGCTCTATTTGCATAAGATGCACTTACTTGTGCTTCAGAATTTAAAGCATAAGATGCTGTAGTTGCATAAGAAGAAGTAACTGTTAAGTTACTAATTTCTGTTCCTAGTCCATTTACTGGTATACTACCAGAGTTTTGCATAAGGTTGTCAAAACTTGCTGATATGTACTGATTGGATAAATTAAAGTCTGCTGCCATTCTTACTGTGGGTATTGTTTATATCTTGAGTCGTATGTTCTGATTCCATAATCTCTAGCCATATCGTAGAAATACCCTCCTCTCATTATGAAAGGATTTTTATATTTGTTAGAGTAATCAGGTAGTTGTTGGTAAAGCTTAGTATCCTGATCTAATTCAGGGAAGTAGCTATCTTCATCTAAAATGTATTCAGTCAATCTTTGACCGTAATAGTCCATTTTGTTTCTTAAGGACTGTCTCTTCATATCATACAGATCTCTTTCTACTGGATCTGAATTCTCTCCACCATTTGGTCTTAATAGTCCGTTATTTCTTGGTCTTAGGTAAATGTCTTCTAAACTCTCGTAGTAAGTACCATATAAAAGATAGTCTTGTATATAGTTATCTACTAAAGTTTTATAATTACCTGTTAAAGTACCTGCATCAACATCTGAAAGTAATTTTTCATAAAGTATAGTACCTATTATGTTTTGTAGCCAGTAGTCTTGAGCTGTTCTTATGTTATTCTTTATAAGCTCTGAATCTACAGCATTATTTAAGCTTGTAAAGCTTCTTACTTTTGCTTCTGATATTAAAAAGGTTGTAGTCATATTAGTAAATAGGTTTAGGCTAATAAAGGTGCACCTTGACTGTCGTCTACTTGGTTTGCTTCTTCATCAGTTGTTTCTTGGTCTACTATAATTTCTTCATCTTGTTCTCCATCCTCTAATAATCTCTTTTGGCTTATACCTAAGACTATTTCTGGATAGTTATATTCCATGATCATTTCAAAGCACTTAAGCATCTCTTGTTGGTAAGGTAAAATTACCAAGTTTAAGAATAATAAGTGTGCATCAATTAATTCTGCTCTACCACCTAATTGTCCTGCTTCTTTAATACCTAATAACATAGGACTAGTTATCCTGTGTGCTGTAAGTATTTTTTGCATTACTAAATCATTGATAGTAGTATAATAAGTATCTGTACCGTTACTGTTTATAGGAGTAATTACTGGAGCCATTTCTTTCTCCGGTACATCCATATAAATTAACGATCCAGCATTATTAGTACCAGAATAATTTTGCTGTAATTGTTGTTCTATCTCTCTTAACTGTTCATCGCTTCCATTTGTAAATGTAGTAATAGATAAAGAAGGAGTTAAACCGTTCTTTATATTATTAACGTGAAAGTCATCGATTGATGTATCTAACTCTATAATTCTAAGAGCTGCTACATAATCTGGCAGAGGATAGTAAGATTGCCCTGGTCTATAATCTCTATGGACATAAATTTGATGAGGTTCTTCTTCTTTCTTATCTGGGTTGTATACAGGAAGGTAATCTATGTCGTCTTCATTTTTGTATACTACTCCTGAGAACCTGTTCTTTTTGTCCCATTTATCTGAGATAAAGTATCCAGGGATGTGGCCGTACTTATTCTTCTCTTCAGATCTCAACGTACTGAAGTCTATATGATAAGCCTCAAGCCTAGTTCTATCATTACTATAAACTATTTCCATAGCAAAACTACCATGGAGTTTAAAGTCTAAAGCACATTTAGCAAACAAGTCGTTCCATGAGTCACCTGCTGAATTAGCTTTTTTTAGATAAATTTCTTCATTTGCTGTTAATCCTTGACCTATAACACCTTCTACTATGGCATTAACACAGGCAGCATTAACAGAACTTTTGTTATACATCTCTATTAGATGCTGAGGGAACATATTGTCCTCTCCGTTCTTAACGTATTTTTGATTCTTGTCTTTTTTATATTCGTCGTAGTTAAATTGACGAAGTGTTTTGTTGAGTAACTTTTTAAAAGTAAATTTTTGAGTCTTTGCCATGTTATGAGTAATACGTTATATAGGTTCCGTTTTCATTGTCCGTTACATAATTAGTAAACTGTGGATCGTTAGTACCAAATACAAAAGCTCTACCTTCATCTATTGATCTGAATATACCACTTGCTGTTGTTACGTTATTCCACTTATCGTCTTCAGCTGTCCATAGATTAGCAGCTTCAAACCATTTTAATTGACCTGAACCAAGGTCGTCTTCTAGGTTATAAGTATACTGTCCGCTTGCACTTGGTATACCTTCTGAACCTGAAAAATAATTAAACTTATAATACTCACTTAAGTTATTAGGAACGCTACCTGATAAAGACAAAGAAAATGACGATGAATTCATATTCATGTCATGTGTAAGCTTTAATCTAAATGCAGCATTAGTAGAACTACCAGTAGCTGGCCATATAGCGATACTTCCTGTATCCTGTGTTGAGTTTATGTTTAACATACTATTAAATAGAAAAAAAAGGGATTGATCTCACAACCAACCCCATTTTCTTTTCAATTAGTTTAGCTAACTGTAATATTAGTCAATGCGCTTTCTAAGGCCCCTGTTGTAGTTACCTCTTCAGCTGGGAATGGTTCCATTGCTTCGAACGTTAATGAGTACCCATTCATATCACCCATTGCTGTTCCTGTAGCTCCTGAACCACCTGTTACAGTGCTTCCTCTGTATCTTCCTACATAAAAGAATTGTCCAATATAATCATCCACACCGTTATTCGTTTCAACAACGATTTTAAGGTCTGGGTTTTGAACTAATACTTTTACTTGGTTTCTAATAGAAGCTTGTAACTTATGCATCGCTATGTTAGTTACCTGACTGTAGTATACAGTACCGTTTTCTAAACTTGGAGTTGGAGTCTCTGTAAAGTCGCCGACGTTTCTTGGAAGTTCAAATTTGTAAAATACACCTGAACCAGATATGTCAGAGATAGCACCTGTTGATGCTGTTACTCCTGCTACTGATCCTGATAGTATATAAACATTTTTGATCCCCCCAATATTATCCCTGCATCCTAATGAGAACCCACTTGATAAATTACATGCCATAATGTTATTTTTTTTTGGTTAAAAAAAAGTATTAGGGGTTAATTAAAACCCCATATACTGTGTTAAGCTTCTACTTACGCTTGGTCGTTAGATACGAAGTATGCTGGGTGTCCAATTTGTACACCTAACTTGTTTCTTAATCTATATTTCAGAGTATCTGAATTTATATCATACCATAATTGATAATTTGTTGTATCTGATACTAAATCAGTTCCTACAAACATATCTGTTGATGGTCCTATAATTACTCTTTCACTTGATCTTAATCCGTATGTTCCTAATATTTTAATATTTGGATATCCTGGTAGTGGCACTTCATAGAAACCACCTCTTTGAGATACAG